AAATATATCAATTGCTAAAATATATGTGATCTTTGCAAAATCTTTAATGATATGCTCATTGCTTCTAAATACTCCAATTTGTTGTAATTTAAATAAATCAATCAAAGAACCAGGGTCAGTTAAATATCTATAATATTCATGTTCTAGCGGAAGTACTTCAAACATGTTAATTACTGAATAATCTCCACCAGAACCCTCTGCTATATCAATTGAAAAGACAAAAAATCTATTTTTATCTTTAACAGATTCTATGTCAAAGCCTGGTCTCCAGAATAAATAATCGTCGATTGTTATTGAGCTATCTTCAAATACATTTAAAGTTTCTTTAGTATATGCTTCTCTATATCTGGTTAGTCTATCTAATGTCCCACCATCTAAAAGTAATGTTGAATTTGACATAAATTGATTGCCATATTGTCTATTAAATGCCTCTTCGCTCCCGAGATTTGCAATTTCCTTTTGCTTCCACTCTTCATCTCTTCCTGGGACTTGCCACCAATCAACTCTAATTGAATGAAACTCGTTCATACCCCTCTCAGCTTTATTATAGATATCATAAAATTTATTATAGCCATTAACTGTACTAGTAATAATAATTCTACTAACTTTTGATGCTGACAGGGTAGGAAACACGTTTTCATAAAAAGAATTTAGTATAGAATGATGAATGTGCGCAAACTCATCTAAAAATAACAAATGTATTGTAAATGAAATACCTGATTTTGCTGTAGTACTTTGACCAACAATCCTACAGCCATTATCAAATCTAGACTCCATAACATCATATTTCGTTACTCCGGGTTTCATAAAAAATGGTAAGTTTTCTATAATAACCTTTGTCTTATCAATAATTTCCTTTGTAGTTGCTCCCTTATTCGCTAAAATCATTGTATTTTTATCAAAACTGAACAGATTGAACCATGCTATAAAAATACTTGATAATATAGTTTTTCCGACTTGGCGACTCGCCATTGCAATAACAAAACGATTTTCTACCATATCTATCAACATATCTTTTTGATAGTCTCTTAGTTTTATGAGCACTATGCCATCATCAGTCATTACATTTGCATAATGTTCTGCGAAATAAATAATGTCTTTAGCACATCTCTGAATCTCTCCCATTTCATCTTTAGTATACTCAAATATCAGGTTTCCTTTTCTGAGATTAGGATTACCCTCATAATAAGGGCTTGCCATTTTAATGTTAATGCCTTCTTCTTGAGCTTTGTTTAATTCATTAAGCTGTTTAGTTGACCATATAAACTTCTCAACTTCATTGCTTTTGGCAACACTATTAGGTACCCAAGATCCATTTAGCATTAGTTATCTTCTTTAATTTCTTCAAATTCACTATCTATACTACCTTGAATATCTTTCATTAAATTCTTTGTACCTCGATGTACATGACCTTCAACTTGCTTAGGTTCTTCTTTACCTTGTAACATTTTACCCTTATAAACTTCAAGATCTCTACTGAGTTTTTTAGTACCTTCTTCTGCCGCCATTAAATATAAAGTTTGTGACTTGATAATTTCAAGCATTGATTTTTGAAGTGTTGCAAGAACTTCAAACATTCTGGGCGCAAGTTCACCAGAATCAATTGTTTTTAATAGTGTTGTTAATGCCATCTCTCCTGCTTCTAACTGGAACATTAAACTTGATAATGTCATTTTATCAATCTCTGCCTTTATCTTTAAATACTTTTCTTGCTCTATAATCTCAGCAGTAAGATAAAACGACATTAATTGATCTATTGCTTTAGCTGCTCTTTTTTGTGCTCTTGTCTTTATTATAGTATAATCATTATCTTCAACTGGCCTCATAGAAGGAAGCCCTTCTGTATTGTCCATATCTACAGTATCGTCTGATATAAATGCATCTAGTGAATCTGCAACTTCTTGAGATTGATCTTTAAGTGTCTTCTTTTTATTAATCATATATTATCTGTTATTTGCTAAACGCATTAGTTTAACTTGAGGAAGTGCATTATCTATAAGTATTGCTTTATCTGAATCTCTAACGACGTATTGATTTAATATATTAGAATGCTGCTCTTCATCTAACGGCTTATTAAATATCCGTAAATTTGTTAAATCTATATTCCCACCAAGCACAGCCCAATTAATACCTTCTTTGATATCGTATAAGGGGTTAATGTCTACAGTATGTCTATAGTCTTTAACTAAATTCGTGTCTCCTTGTACCCAAGAGCGCTGGGTCATGTTTGTATCTAAATGGTATAAAAATACGCCAAGTTGATTAAATATGTTATTATGATTTATAATAAATGCATGCCATGTGTCATTTTCATAATCTGTAAGAGTTTCAAACTTATAAATATCATTATTAATAATAAATGCTAGAAAGCCTCTCATTATTTTAATACTAATACCTTTAGTAACGTCATCTGTATTTGAACATATTGGTGTAACTACATCTTTCCATATTGCTTTACCGGTAGCAGGAACTGCACTAGCTGCCCAGTCAAGCATATATTTTGTATCACTAATAACTTCTCTTACTTGAAATAAACCATTAATCTGTCCAGATTGCTTAAGTTCTACAAAGTCACCCACTGTATATACATTATCAAAGTATGGAGAGCTTAATTGAACATACCCAGAATCAGATAATGAATAACTTACATCCTTTATATTATCAGCTTGCAAATGACTTCTAAACCAGAACGAATACGCTCTACTTTCTTCATGCGTTTGCTTTGAACTTGCTCTATATTTTATTGCAATATTATTATTAGAGATGTTTGATAGATCATAGTGATTTTTTGATACTATTGTAAAGCTGTTATTAATGTCTTCATCTATAATTGATAAGTCTCCAGAAATGTCGCTTCTGACAAAATCATCTTTACCAGCACCTATTGTAGAATATTGCAATGGCTTTGTTGATTTTTCAAATTCTTCTTGCACTTCTTCACCAAATATTGCATCAACTCCTGTAATTAAATCATTCATTTCTTCCTGAACTTCATCAGATTTAACAATACTAGCTTTATCTTCATACTTATTTAATTGAAGTCTATAGAAAGTATGCTGTACGTTAAACTCATCTGCAGGTATAACTGAATTGACTAAATACATTCTATTCATAATTGGCAAATATAGATAATCATCTACTCGTGGTTCTGTTTTGGCTCCAAATATCTCTTGAAATGCTTTCTTCGTGACATGAATCTCGAATTCATCAAAATCTATCCCAAATGGGTTATACTGTAGTTCTTGTGTAGGAAACTCGTTGTTAGGTACCATGATTTTTATATCGCCGATTGCTGCTACAGACTTTAAAGAATACTCATGTAAAATAACATCTTTACTTCTTTCATTTGCAACTACTCTAAAATACTTAACATCATGTCCAAATATGTCACTAGTCATACCCACAAGTTGTGCATATACTTTATCTGCTCTTCCTAAATCATAAGGCTTAAATACATTATCTGTATTTATCTCTTCGATGATTAAGTTTCCAAATCCAGCTGGATCAAAATAATCACCAGCATATTCAATTTGCGGCATTATACTTAAAATACCATCATTAGTTTCAACCTCTAGTGATATTGATACTATAGAAAGTGCACTGTTTTGCTCAAGATCTGCTGCTTCAAACTTATATTCTATCCAAAAATCATTCTTTGGATCTAATTCTAAATTCTGTAAAGTTAAATCATCTAGTGGAAAATATTCTGAATATATGTCATTATCAATACTCCATCTAAAAAATTTATCAAATTTAGTATCGTCTGATTCTCCTAAAAAGTATGTAGCATTACTAAAACCTTCTTTTAATTCTCCTACAATTGCGAGTGTATCTCCTGATATTGTACTAATCACGTAGCTATGTTTAGAGTCTATCCAAATGATATCTCCAACTGCTACATCTGAGTTGAAGCTAACGTTAGTACCGAAAATAGTATCAGTCCCTTTAGCACCGCTAACTGTTCCTGAAATAGTTCCTCTATCTCTTTTAACTATTGATGATGATGATAGAATTGATTTTACATTTTTATATGGTTCATTCAATGTAATAACCAAGGTGCCACCTATTGAACTTACTGAATGCTCTTTAGCTATTAGTATGGTCTGTTTCCCTTCTGTATCTACAGAAAGTTCTTGCTGCATATATTGAGGAACCCATTTATCTTCTAAATATTCTTCTATATCTACGTCTTCTAGAAAATATGCAAAATCAAGATCATCATTACTTGAATGTCTTATACCAAAATAATCTAACGCATATCCTGCTATTATAGTATTCCAATAAAATTTATCTCCTATTTCTATATTATCTATGAGCCTGGCAGTTTCTCCATTATCACCTGAAAAATAGCAAGCTGCTGTGTTATCTCCTGCTGTCGTATTATGCTTATCTCCATCACCAACTTCAACTCTTACTCCATTCACAAAAACCTGAACCTCGGCATCTGCGTATGGTGTTGCTGAAATTGTTAAACCAGTATCAAAATCATTTACTTTGACATTATCAACTGTAGTTGACCAGCAGCCTTTATTTGAATCCCAATTGGTACCCGGTAAAGTCTCATCTATTTGAATAAATGTTTGTTTTTTAAAAACATTAATATCTAAATTTGATAGTGTAAAATCTGCCATATCTTTTTTATTTAGCTTTTTATTATATATTCATCTTATTTATTGGGAGATATAACATTTAATTGCTTTTCAATAGCTGTTAGCTCTTTTTTAAGCTCATTTGGGTACATCTTTTGGAGCGATGCTAAAGAACAACTATCTACTTCATATATGTTCATGTATTTATTAATTGCTTCTTCAGAATACTTAAAATTTAAACTTTTAGCTTTTTTCTTTTTTGTTTTTGTATAGAACCAGTATGGTATTTTCTTATAATTTAATGCAAGTCTACTCCATAAATTAACTACTTCTACCGAATTGATTTTTAATATGTTTAAAGCTCCTGCAGTTTCTGGATGTTTAATCGACCAAAATCTATTAATCATAAACGCATGTCTTTTCTTATCAGCATTAGATACATTGCTGTATCCAAGCTTTTGATTAAACATTACTTTTATAAAATCAAATAGCTTAGATGTATTCATTAAAACAATGTTGCTTTAGTTTCTTCATCAATGGTAAAACCTGATATTGAAGTACTTTGTTTGTAGTACTTTGAATGTCTTAATATTGTATCTTTAGACTGAAGAGATTCTTGCAATGCTTGTCTTTTTAAATACGAAAGCTCCACTTCATTTAACATTTCTTCATAAATCACATCTGGTATAGTTTTACGGTGCAAAAGAATTAAACTTATATTGTCCTGTAATGCATTTTTTATTTCAGCATATGTGCTATCACTTTGCACAACCTCCATGACAATATTTATAATATCATCTAGATATGTGTCATCAAATAAGTATATAATGCTCATTCGTCTATGTACTTCTTTAAATTTATTTAAAATCAAAGTAGCTTTTTTATCTGTAATTCTATATGTTCTTTCTTTACCAGTCTTAGTCATTTTTTTAATTTCAATAACTGATTTGACGTTATCTCCAGAATCTCCCATTAAAATTTTCTTAAATACGTATTCATCACAAAATATAGGTTCAAGCTTCCATTTGTTAGTTCTAATCATGTTTAATAATGAGTCTTTAATTGCATCTTTATGTAATACTCCAATGTTGAATATATCTGCATCTTGTTTTTCTTCATTTAGCCATCTTTCAAACCCAGGATATACATAAAGCGTGGATTTAACTGACCCGTAACACAGCGTGTATGCGTTGTTTGATCTGTTATAACTTACTAGCTGGTGCAAGTCTGAATCACCAGTCCATAAAATAACATTTTCATCTTTGCTATTAAGATAGCTGGACCATGCAAACATTAAATCATCGCCTTCTGTTCCATTTATTCTATTAACAATAATTCCATGAGATTTAAGTATCTCTGAAAAGTCATTGATAGTTGTCCACACGTTATCCCAATTTATATCATTTTTCTGTATTCTATTAGCTTTATATGTTTTATTAAAATCTTTTCTCCATGAGTTAGCATCTAATGTAAACACAAATCTATTACTAATTTGACTCCAAATTCTAAATTCATATGCAAAATCCATTGCAAGCTTATTCATAAATGTTTTCATAGATTTTTTGTCATTCATAAACACACCAGTCTTTGGTCTTGGGAGCACAAATAATCTTGACATTGCAAAATAATTGCCATCAATAACCAATGTATGTAAATCTTTATTCATTTCTATTCTCCTCTGATAATTGTTTGTAATTTATAAACCAATGATAATAGTGAAACTACCTCATCAATTACATGCACTCGCTGTGCTTGATGTTCTGCGACGGTTATAATCACGTTGGGTATGAACTTAACAGCATCTTCTTCTTCAGCTACTATGTATTCTACAAAATCGCTCCCTAGCGCAGCCATTACATCATCAACTTTATTTGAATAGTTACTAACTATTAACTTATAATTTTCAACTGGGTCTATATTATCAAATACTAGTTCAAATACGTCTTTGTATATAGAATGAAACTTCTTTACATCTTCTGCAGTAATATTACGCTTCCCTTCTGCTTTATATCCTTGAATTACATTTAATGTACTTCTTAAATCTGGAAACTTTCTTTTAATAAGTTCTGCTATTGCATAGTTATCAATCTTAATATCTTCTGCTTTACAGATATCATAGACTCTTTTTATGTACTTTTTCTTTAGTTCTGGCTCATCTTCTGCTGTAAAGTTATAATCAATAATCTCAAATCTACTTTGTATAGGATCTGGAATTTTATTAATATAATTGCATGTTGCAATAAATCTTGTATTTCCAGCAAATCTCTCCATAGTAGATCTTAATGCTTTAAAAAATTGATCACTTACACCGTCAATCTCATCAAGTAATACAACTTTCATTGCACCAGGTCCATCTACTATGCTTACTGTTGAGCAAAAATCAGTAATTTTAGATCTGATAACATCGACGCTTGTATCAAGACTAGCGTTAATGTAAATATATGGCATCTGGAATTCATTAACCATAGCTTTAGCTGTGCTTGTTTTCCCAGTACCAGCTGCACCTACTAATAACAGGTGCTGATGAACTCCTTTACTTAACTTTTTCATTACTCTACTTGGAACTATAAGCTCTTTTAATTTCGTTGGCCTATATTTCTCTGAGTATAATAAATTTAATACTTTATTCATTTAAACCCTTATTACTTTAGTATTATATTCAATCTGTGTCATTTGTTTATACAATATATAATTATATGAGGTATCCTCGCATAGAACGATGTACAGATGGAGTAGCATACAGCAAGCATGGTATAAAAACAAAACACTTGCTGCCATACCAGCTTGAGATTTTAAATAATGCATACATCAAGGATAAGTCTAAAGATGATCAATTTCTATACATTCTATTTAAAATAGCATATGATGAAACGAAATACAAAGTTGAACGAATAATAGTTAATCCATTCGATAGTACTCTTATCCCTTTAGCAAATCTAAAAGAAGCGTCTTTATTAATGGATTGGAATTGTGCAATATGTCACACAGATATACAGTCTGTTGCATTAAATTTTAATAGAACTAATTTCTTATGTAAAGAATGTACACCTACTCATTCAAAATCTATAGTAGATGAAAGAATAGTTGATTCAAGCAAAAAATTCAGAGAATATTGCCAGCATACACTTGAGTGGGATCGACGTTACTTTTTAAGATATATCCAAAATAACTAAAATGGGCCGTTTCTCAACAGCCCATTTTTTTATAGAACAGCAACTACTTATATATTAAATATTATTAGATTCGTTTAGTGCTTTTCTCATTTTTTCAGCAACTGATTCATTAGTCTTGACGACTTTAGTCATTGAAGGATAATCTTCTGCTTCTTCTAC